ATTTGGTGACAAACACGGCACAGCAGCAGTCGATCATCCGTATCCTGAGAACATTGGGGCGCACCAGCTTAAGGCAGGCAACGATATTAAAGTGATACCAATTGATGCTCTTGAGGTAGACGATTGCGACTTTATTCAACTAGACATTGAAGGTTACGAGCACCTGGCTATCTTAGGCGCTGAACAGACTATTAAGAGAACGTATCCAGTTATCACGCTTGAGCTGAAAGGCTTGGGCAGTCGCTATGGGTACACCGACGAGGACACAATCAACCTACTCCAAGATTGGGGCTATGAGATTGTCGGGCGGGTAAACCGTGACGTAATTTTTGCGAGAATGTAATGGATTTTCAATATCAAACAGATAATGAAAAGCAAAAGATGCTTGCTCAATTTTTGCAAGCTCAAGAACAAGCACGAAAAATGGTGCAACCAACAGATATTCCTCTTGGCATGGAACAAGATGCAATGCAAGGCGATTCAGTTGCAAACATGATGAACCCTAATATCCAAATGATTGGAACTGGTGGGTTTGGTAACAACATTGCATCAGGTTTTGGGCAGATAAGAGGCAATATTCCTGTTGGTGAAAACACTACAATTAGTCCGTATGCGGGCGGCGCTGGTGCGGTTGGTTCGCCAGGCGGTCAACGTATGGGGATGTTTATGCCGCAATTTGGCGTCAATCTCACGCAAAAATACTAAGGTATCAAAATGGAAGCATTGACTGGCGTTCAAAAATGGCTGAATACGATCAGTCAGTACGACAACGAGTTTAAGAAATGGGAAGGTCGAGCAACTAAGATTGTTAAACGCTATCGTGATGACAACCGCAATCAGAACACTAACGAAACGGCTAAATTCAACATTCTGTGGTCAAACGTACAGACGCTGATCCCTGCCGTCTACGCTCGATTGCCAAAGGCTGATGTTGCAAGACGCTTCGGGGATAACGATCCAGTTGCCCGTGTAGCAAGCCAACTAATTGAACGTGCCTTGGACTTTGAAATCGAGCATTACACCGATTTCAGATCGACCATGCGACACGCAGTTGAGGATAGGTTCTTGGGTGGTCGAGGCGTTGCTTGGGTACGCTACGAGCCGCACGTTCGGGCGCAAGATGAGCCAGAGGACGGATTTCAGGTAACTGAGGACGTTGACGAGCCGAACGAGAGTAATCAGCAAGTCAAGACTGCGATGCCTGGCATTGATGGCGCTATGGGCATGGAAGCCGAACCGCAAGAGGAAATTGAATACGAGTGTGCGCCAACGGACTATGTGCATTGGAAGGATTTTGGACACTCAGTCGCTAGGACATGGGAAGAAGTAACGTCTGTCTGGCGTTGGGTGTACATGACTAAAGAAAGCCTTGCCGAACGCTTTGGCGAGAAAATGGCTAAAAAGATACCCCTAGATGCAGGGCCGGAAACAAACAAACAGTATTCAACACAATCTAAAGACTTCACAAGAGCTAAGATTTGCGAGATCTGGGACAAAGAAAGCGGCAAGGTCTACTGGTTGAGTAAAAGTTGCCCAGACATTCTAGATGAGCGTGACGATCCGCTAGATTTAGAGAATTTCTTTCCGTGTGCAAAACCTTTGTACGCGACGATGACAAGCGACACCTTAGTGCCGATCCCTGACTTTGTGCTCTATCAGGATCAAGCCAACGACCTAGATATTTTGAGTGATCGCATCGACGGCATGATTAAGGCTTTGCGTGTGCGTGGGGTCTACGACGCATCACAGCCTACCTTGCAACGTCTTTTGACCGAAGGTGATAACAACACACTCATCCCTGTTGATAAGTGGATGGCGTTCTCTGAGAAAGGCGGTTTAAAGGGGTCAATTGATCTGCTGCCGTTGGATACTTTATCAAACGCTTTACTGCAATGCTATCGGGCGCAAGATGAAATCAAACAAACAATCTATGAAATTACAGGTATTAGTGACATTGTGCGCGGTCAAGGCGCAGCCTCTGAAACAGCCACCGCCCAACAAATCAAGGGGCAGTATGCTGGTTTGCGTTTGCGTTCAATGCAGGAAGATGTTGCCTTGTTCGCAAGCGAGCTATTTCAATTAAAAGCACAGGTTATCTGCACTAAGTTTCAGCCGTCTACGATTCTCCAGTACGCAGCTGCCCAAGCAATGCAACCCGCCGATCAAGCGTTGATTCCGCAGGCTTTGCAGTTAATTCAAGATAAACCTTTGCGTTCGTTTCGTATTCAGGTCGATGCCGATAGCTTGGTTCAAATTGACGAGCAACAGAACAAACGTGATCGGACTGAGTTCTTGCAAGCAATGGGTGGGTTCTTGACGCAAGCGTTGCCAATGGGTCAGCAAGCGCCAGAATTAGTGCCAATGCTCATTGAATTGGTCAAGTTTGGTATCGGCGCATATAAGAAAGCCGCACCGATTGAAGGTGTAATTGACCAAGCTATGGAACAACTGAAACAAAAGCAGCAGATGATGGCACAGCAGCCACCACCACCGAATCCAGAGGTTGTGAAAATGCAAGCAGAGCAGCAATTTGAGCAGATGAAGATGCAAGCCACGGCACAGGCCGACCAAATGCGGATGCAGGCAGATGGACAGATTGCCCAATCTAAAGCGCAGGCCGAGATGCAATTGGCACAAATGAAATTGCAAGCTGATGCAACACTTGAGGCGCAAAAGCAACAACATTTGCAAGCGATGAAGCAGGCCGAGCTAGATCATGCTGAACGACTAGAGCATTGGAAAGTCGAACTAGAGCAGGCCACTAAGATCACAGTAGCAAGAATCGGTGCAAACATTGATGCTGATGGCCCGTTGGTCATGGCTCAACAGGCAGCAAGTCAAAAAGTGACGGAAGAATTAAGCACTAATTTGTCTGTTGTAATGAACAAAATCCATGAAATGCACAGCAACATGGCAGATATGATGGGTCAGACGATGAACCGCATTGATGGCGCAGTCGGTGTAATGTCAGCGCCAAAACGCATTGTGCGTGGCGCTGACGGTAAAGCAATCGGTGTGGAGGTCATTCAATAATGGCACTTGTTCTCGCAGATAGAGTTTTAGAAACGTCTACTAGCGAGGGCTTGGGCACGTTTGCTTTAGCTGGCGCACAGACGGGTTATCAAACATTCTCAAGTGGAATCGGCAACGGCAATACTTGTTATTACACAATTAACGGTCAAACTACCGAACAATGGGAAGTCGGCATTGGCACGGTTGACGCAGGCACTCTTGCACGAACAACGCTAATTTCCTCAAACACGGGAAGTTTTATTAACTTTGTTGCAGGCGTTAAAAACGTATTTGTTACGCAACCAGCAAGCAAATCAATTTATAAAGACGCAAGCGGCAACGCGATTCCATTAGGATCGGCAAGTGCTACGCAATTAGACATTACCGCTCAAGGCAATCTCCGACTCCAAGACACCACAGGCGGCGAGTATGTAGGAATCCAAGCGCCTGCTATTTTGGCAGCAAGCTACACATTAACTATGCCTGTCGATGACGGTACAAGCGGTCAAGCGCTGATTACAGACGGCTCAGGCGTGTTGTCATGGTCTACCTCTGCATCAGGCGATGTGTACGGTCCTGCCTCGGCTACAGATAACGCCATTGCTCGCTTTGACTTAACGACTGGCAAACTGATTCAGAACTCGGTTGTCACGATTGCTGACGATGGCGCTACTGTTATTGCGGTGAATAGTGCGTCTGATGGTCTGAGAATTACTCAAATTGGCGCAGGTAATGCTCTAGTGGTTGAGGATAGTGCTAACCCTGATGCTACGCCGTTTGTGATTAACAACAGCGGCACGATTGGGCAAGGCACAACATCACCGACTACTACGAGTTTTACAGGCGGAATGGTTTCAACTAGTTCCACTGCGTTTGCGCCTCAATTAGTTTTTCAGAATACAACCGCAGATGCCAACGGTGCTTATTACATACTTGAAAAATCTCGTGCAGGCGCAATTGTGTCAAGTGGTGACGCAACAGGGGCAGTTGTGTTTCGCGGCTATGACGGGGCAAATTATATTTCTGCTGCATTAATCACTGCCGCAGTAGACGGAACCCCCGGCACAAACGATATGCCCGGTCGCTTGGTGTTCTCTACCACGGCTGATGGTGCGTCTAGCTCGACTGAGCGGATGCGGATCGATAGTGCGGGTAATGTAGGGATTGGTGCAGCATCAGTTGCGGGCTACAGTGTTCGTAGCGCAAAAAATGTAACTGGTGCAGTAACAACATATGGAATTGCGCAACAAGGCACGGTTCAATCCGATAACACAACTGCGCACAATGCGTTTTTATCCAATCCCTCTACGCAAGCAACAGCGTTTACTTTAACTGGTTTAAGACATTTTTATGCCGCACCGGGAACATTCGGCGTAGGTTCAGCGGTAACAAATCAATTTGGTTTTCACGCAGAATCTTCACTCAATGGCGCAACCAACAATTACGGCTTTTACGGCAACATTGCAAGCGGCACAGGTCGTTTTAACTTCTACGCAGCGGGTACTGCAGCTAACGTCTTTGTAGGCACAACCTCAATTGGCGGCGCAGTAGGCTCAGAATCCCTGCGTGTCACGCCTGTTGCGTCTGCGGTGAATTATTGGAATGTTTTTGGTTCAGCAACTGGTAATGCCATATCTCTTTTAACAAGTGGGTCAGATACCAATATTGGCGTATCATTTTTAACTAAAGGCACAGGAAATTACAATTTTTACACAGGCACTACGTCAGGATTTACAGGTGCAGTGGCACAATTTATAGTATCCCACACAGCCTCAGCCGTTAATTTAATTCAGGTGACTGGTGCGGTTACTACAGGCGCACCAGCATTATCAACCGCAGGTACAGACACCAACATCGACATAGCCCTGACACCAAAAGGCACGGGCGTTCTTAAATTTGGTACATATACAGTCGGAGTATTGGCTCAAACTGGATACATCACAATTAAAGACGCAGGCGGCACAACTAGAAATCTTTTAGTAGGATAAAAATGGATTTGCCTTTTAAACTTACGATTGAAGAAATTAACTATGTATTGCAATTGCTTGGCGAACAACCAAATAAAAGCAATTCTTATCCCGTTATGATAAAGATTAAACAACAAGCAGACGCTGCCGTTATCACGCACAC